ACATCAATGAGAGATGCTAGAGAAAAAGGAGCAGATTTAGTTAAGCAATGGGATTCTACATTAGATGGTAGAACTAGATATACACATGCAAAATTGGATCAACAAATAAGGGAAATAGATGAACCTTTTGAAGTTGATGGAATGACAGCAATGTGTCCTCATGGCTTTGGTAGACCTGATATGGATGTCAATTGTAGATGTGTTATGTTAAGTGTTCCAAGATGGGATATACAAGAGGAAAATGAAAGATACGACAATATAAGTCAGGAAATAGTCAAAGTAAAAGACTATGAAACATGGAAAAATCAATATTATAGTGATGATATGTTTAAATATATGGACTATGTTGATAGCAAATATAGAAAGTATGAAACAAGAAATTTTACAACAATGCTAAATTCATTAAGTAATACAGAATACAAAAATTTTACTGATAAGATGAACAATGCATATGGTATAATGAAAAATATAACCAAAAACAATGGCAATATTAATCATATAAAATATTTAAATGATGAATTGTTGGAAGTTGATGAAATATTAATCAAAGAAAGCCAACAAAGGTTAATAGAATTAACAAATAAATTCCCTAAAATACAAAGATATATAGAAGAAAATGATGTTATTTTAGGAGCATATTATAGTAATAATGATGAAATTGCAAGAACACAAGGAAGTATGCTGACAGGGAATAAAATGCAAAAAATTGCTTTAAATAAAAAATATTATATTGATTATGACCGTCTTATTAGTGAAGAAAAAGAAAATATTTTAACAAATTGGAGTATGCCTTGTGATGAAAAATATTTTAATGTATATACATTAACTCATGAATATGGACATATGATACATAATATTTTAATGAAAGATTATGTTGAAAAAAATATAGATGAATTTAATAAATTTAAAGATAGATTGTATAAAGCTGATATAAGTAGACAGACTGACATGATAAAAAAATATCAGTTAAAAATAATAGAAGGATACATGCAGGAAGTAAAAGAAATTGCATTAAGAAAAGATCCTAAATTTTTATGGAAAACATATCTTTCTGACTATGGTAAAACAAATTATGCCGAAGCCTTTGCTGAAGCCTTTGCAAATTCTCAATGTGGGAAGTCAAATGTTTTGGGTGATGCAATGAGTGAGTTTTTAGAAGAGAGGTTGAAATAATGACAACAAAAAAGCCTTATTTTATGAACAATAAAGATTGGTTTTATTTTGATGAAAAAGATTTTTGTTATAAATTAACTGATAAAGCACCACAAAAAGCAAAAGAAAGTTATGAAGAATATTATAGAACAATAAATAGTCAATTTGAGAGTAAAAGTACTAGTGAATAGTACTTTTTTTATTGTTTGAAAGGAGTGAGAGAATGAAAAAATTAGAATGTTTGATTAGTGTGCCTGATAAATACACTAAAAAAGAATATGTAATAGGTGAAATCTATGAGTTTGAAGATGAAAGAGCAGAAGAAATACTATCAGCAAGAACAAAAGTAACAGGTGAACCATATTTTCAAGAATATGTAGAGCCAATTCAGGAAGAACCAATAGAAGAAATAGATTTACCTGAACTAGACATAGAAGAAATAGAAGAAAAGCCTAAAAAGAAAAGAAAAAAGAAAGATAATCAAGACACTAATGAATAGTGTCTTTTTTTATAACGTGGGATCTAGTGTGAAAGGGTGGTGCAATTCCACCTCCTACGACCTAATTAATGATAATTAAGCACTGTAAACACCTTAATAGGAGTGGTGCTTTTTTATAGGTGTGGCATAGCAACGTTAGGACTAGCAAAAAATATTAATTCAGGTGGAGATACCACGTAAAAAATCGTAGAAGGAGATATTTATGAAAAGAGAGTTTTTAGAAAAGTTATTGGAGCTAATTGAAGATGAATCTAGCAGAAAAGACATAATTGATAAGATTATGGATGAGAATGGAAAATCAATTAATGCTAGTAAATCAGAAGTAGCAAGATTAACAGAAGAATTAGGATTGAGAGATAAGGAAAAAGCAGAATCTAACAGCCTAATTGAAAAACTACAAAATTCTAATTTAGATGCAGAGAGTATTCAAAAGGAATTAGCAGAATACAAAGATAGAGCAGAAAAATTAGAACAAGAAAATACTGAATTAAAAATTGATTCAGCATTAAAATTTGCATTGCAAGATGCAAAAGTAACAAACGTGGATTATATAGCATTTAAAATCAATCAAGAATTAAAAGCTAATGAAAAGACATTGGAATTAGATGAAAATGGACATATCAAAGGCATTAATGAAATGATTGATGCACAAAAGAAAGCAGAACCAACATTCTTTCAAGTAGAAACAAAGAAAGAAGTTGATGTAAAAGATTTAGGTAAGCCACAAGAGGAACAAAAGGCAGAACCTGATAATTTACTAGATGCTTTACAACAACATTATAATCCAAACACAACTATTTAATTTTTTTTAATTATGAGGAGGATATAATATGATACTATTAAAAAATTTAACAGTAGGACAAGATGACAAAGTTTATGAAAAAGTAGTAGAGAAATTTATTAGAGAAAGTGAAATTTTAGAGTTTTTACAATTTGATGATACAGTTTCTCCAAGTGGTAAGGGGTCAACAATGGTTTACTCTTATACACAAGAAAAATTACCATCAATGGCATCATTCAGAGCTTTAGGGCAAGAATATACACCAAATGAAGGAACTATCGAAGATAAATCAGTTAAATTAAAAATCTTTGGTGGAGCTTTTGAAATTGATCGTGTAATTAAGACAATTGAAGGAAAATTAGAAAACATGCAAAGACAAATTGATTTAAAAACAGTTGCAGCAGTTCAATTATTCCATGACAAAATGATTAATGGTGATATAGCTACAGATGAATTAGAATTTGATGGATTAGATAAGATGTTAGTAGGTACTGAAAATGAAATGAATACAGATGCTTATTTAGATTTATCTAATATTGAAAAATTAAAAGAAAATGCAGACCAATTCTATGAAATGTTAACTAACTTAATTAACAGCACAAAAGCAGATGCTATTATGTGTAATAAAGATATGAAAACTAAAATTCAAACAGTTGCAAGAATTTTAGGATATAAAACAGAAAGTGAAGAAGCATTTGGTAGAACTGTAACATCAATTGGACCTGTTAGAATTGTTGACTTAAAGAACAAATATTCAGTAACAGGTGAAGGTGATGAAGCAGTAGCAACAAAAGAACCAATCATTGGTTTAAAATCAAGAAATGTTGGTGGTTCTCAAGTTACTGGATTAACTGACATTTATGCAGTTCACTTTGATATTGATGAAGGATTCCATGGTGCATCTGTACATGGTGATAAAGTAATCAGCACTTATTTACCAGACTTTACTACACCAGGAGCAGTTAAAAAAGGTGAAGTTGAAATGGTAGCTGCACCAGTATTAAAGAATACACAAAATGCAGGTGTATTAAGAAACATAAAAATTGCTTAATTGAAAGGAGCTATAACATATGGCAAAGAAAAATGAAGAATTAAAACAAAATGTTGAAAATGAAGAATTAAAAGATACAGTTGATACAAAAGAATTAGAAGAATTAAAAGCTGAATTAGAAAAAATGAAAGCTGAAAATGAAGAATTAAAAGAAAACCAAGAAAAACGTGGTGCATATAAAAAAGGTTCTTACATGGTATATACACCAGTTAAAAATTTCAATGGTATTGTAGCAGGTGTTCAATTTGCTTATGGTAAGGCTAATATTCAAAAAGGTTGGATTTTAGACTGGTTTAAAGAAAGAGGCTACAAAGTAGAAGAAGTGAAATAGCAGTATCACTTCTTCTTTTTGTTTATAAAGAGGTGATAGTATGTTAATTTCAGTTTCTAAATTAAAAGAAATAAATGATTTTAAAGAAATTGCAGAAGATGAGCTAAAAAGAGAAATAAAAGCTGTAGAAAAAGCAATCAGATCACATACACATAATAATTTCCAAAATAGATTAGTTAGAACAAGTGGTAGTTCTGAAAATAATAAAATAAAATGCAATAGTCCATTTTTTGAAGTTGGAGATACTGTAGAGATAAGTCAGTCAGTAAATAAAGGGCTGTATGTAATTGAAAGTATTGAAGATGGATATATAACACTAGATAGCAAGATATATGATTTTGGGTATAATCTAGTAACTAAAATAGAATATCCTGAAGACATTATTTCAGGTGCTATAGACCTTTTAAAATGGAAATATAGTCCTGAAGCTATCAAGAGTAGAAATGGTGTAGCAAGTGAAAGTGAAACAATATCACGACATTCACAATCAACTACATATAAAAACTATGATTCTAACAATACTATTAATGGTTATCCAGCAGAATTATTTGGTTTTTGTAAACCATATATAAAGGCTAGGTTTTAACTATGGGTAAAATAGGTGGAAATATAGATTTGATATTAAAGGTGGAAGGTTCATATAAGAAAAATAAAATAGGTGAAAATACACCTGTTTTAGTGGATTATTTCACCTTACATGGCTTTTTAGATATGGCTAGTACAAATACCACTCATTCAACATATAATGCCAAAATACAGGATTCTACACACTATTTTATATGTGATTATGTAGAACTACCTACATTCAAAGATTCAAATGGTTTAGAAAGAAAACCAATGATTGATGAATTAAAGGCTGTATGCAATGGTAAAGAATATGATGTTTTATGGATTGATGATCCTATGGAATTGCATAAACACTTGGAAATATATTTAGAATATATAGGTGTTTAACATGGCTAATAGTTATGTTCAGTTCAAAGATAATAGAGTAAAGATTAAAGAGGCATTAAATAAAAGGGCAGTAGCTTTTTTGTATGAGGCCAAGGATTCTCTAATATCACAAACTCAAAGAAATACACCTACAGTATCAGGACAATTAAAAAGGTCATTTGATAGTGATAGTTATGTAGATGAAGAAGAACTAATAGCATACATTGGTTCGACTTTGGAACAAGCACTTTGGGTAGAAATGGGAACTGGTGAATATGCAGTTAATGGTGATGGCCGAAAAGGTGGTTGGTATGTTTGTGCTGACAGCTTGGATTCAAGAACAATTGGATTATTTAATTATAAATATAAATTTCCTATCAAGTATGGGAAAAATGGGAAAGTATTTTATTTCATAGAAGGAACTAAACCTAGAAGAATGTTATATAAAGCATATCAAAGTAAGAAAAACAAAATACAGCAACAAGCTGCAATGATATATAAGGAGATGAATAATATATGATAAAAGTTTTAGAAGTAATGTCAGAGTTAATGGATGAATTAGGCCTTAATTATGACTATGAAAATTTAAAGAAGACATTATCCTATCCTTATGTCATTGGTGAGTATTTTGACAATTACTATGATTATGAAACTAATTGTTCTGAAGGTGAATTTCTACTGACTTTATGGGATAGAGATATTTCCAGTATGAATATAATTGGTTTAAATGAAAAAATCAAAAACAAATTTAAAGAATTAAGAGTTATTAAAGATGGTACTTCCATCTTTTTTAGTTATGCAAATTCTTTACCTGAACAACAAGGGGTAAATGATTTGAAAAAACAAGAAATAAGAATAGATGTTAAGTACTTTGAGAAAGGAGAATAGAATATGTCAAAGTTAAAAACTCATGGTATTACTAAAGATACACCTGAACAAATTTTATTAGGTGCAGGGGCTTATTATAAGAACCTAAAATACAATGAAGAAACTAGTTCATGGGATGGAACAATTTTAGGAGCTACTACAGGTGGTGGAAAAGTTGTTATTCAACCTGAATACAAAGATTTATCTGAAGATGTAGATGGAGCTACAGTATCAGTAAGAGGTTTATACAAAAAAGTTGGTGAAAAAGCTAACATGGAAGTAAACCTATTAGAATTTAATGAAATGAATATTACACAAGCACTTCACATGGTAGAAGATGCAACAGCAAAGGTTCCAAATTATAAAAAATATGTATCAGTAAGAGATATTTCAGATGAAGATTATTTTGATAATGTGGCATTTGTAGGAACTTTAACAAGTGGAGAACAAGTTATAGTAGTTATGGAAAATGCTTTATTAACAGGATCAATGGAATTAGAACCTAAAAATAAAGAAGTTTCTAAATTCACTATTACAGCAGAATGTACAGCATCATTTGAACAAGATGATTTAGAACATTTACCATATGCAATCTATTATCCACAAGCTGAAGAAGTAGGAGTTTAATTTAAAGCACTTTTAAATAAGTGCTTTTTATTTTTGTAGAAAAAGGAGAATTAAAGAATGGAAGTAAATAACATGCAAGAAAATGTAAACTTGGAAAACACAACAAATGTAACAGCACCTGTAGAAAATGCAGAGGTTCAAAAAGTAGTTGCACCTCAAAAGAAATATATTTTTAGGAAATTAAAAGCTACTGATATTGGATTAATGACTTCAGTTATTAAGAAAATAGGAGTTAATAAAATATCAACTGTTTTCAAAAATGAAGAAATTAGACAAGCATTAAATAACAATAATAAAAATGAAAATTTAATGATGACTGTTGGAATAGTGGCAGTTACAGAATTAGTACAACTTATAGTAGAGGCCTATGATCAATGTGAGATGGATTTACATAAATTATTATCTAATACAAGTAATTTGAGTGAAGAAGAAGTGAAAGAACTGGAATTTAATGAATTTTTTGATATGTTATTTGACTTCTTTAATAAAGATGAATTTATGGGTTTTTTAAATCGTGTCTTAAAATTGTTAGGTTTGGCAGATTAGAATTTATGGACTTGATATTTAAAAGATATTCAAGTCCTTTTTTATTTTTAGATTTTTTAATTGAAAATGATGAATTTGATGAAGGAATAGATACAATTATAAGCCAAAACGAAAAAGACAAGGATTGGCAATTGTATTTATCATTAAATCCATGGAATGATAAACCTTTTAAAGAATGGAGAGATGAGGTTTATCAGTCTAGCAATTCAATTGAAAATAATATGAGTAAAAAACAAGCTGAAGAACATTTTAAGACAGAATATGAGAAATCACAAAACATCTTAAATAATTTTAAGCCTCCAAAAAAATAAAGAAAGGAGGATGACATATGAAATTATTTGAAATATTAGGTTTAGTTAAAGTAGATAATACAACAGCTAATAATTCATTAGATGAAACAAATGCAAAGGCTGATAAAGTAGCAAAGGAATTACAACAAAAGTTTGAAACTGTTGGAAATGCTTTTTCCAAAGTTGGTGAAGGTATGACCAAGGCAGGAACTGTTTTAACTTCTACATTGACATTAGGTATTGGTGGACTTGCTACAGCAGGACTTAAATACAATATGGAAATGGAAAATTTTCAAATGAATTTAACAACTTTGTTAGGTTCAAGTGATAAAGCTACTAAACTATTAAATGATTTGCAAAATATGGCAGCAACTACACCTTTTGAAACAACAGATTTAATAAGTGCTACTGAAACTATGATAGGTTTTGGAATATCAGCACAAGATTCTCAAAAATATTTGAGTATGATTGGTGATATTGCTATGGGAGATGCAAACAAATTAAGTGGTTTGAGTTTAGCATTTTCACAAGTACAATCTACAGGAAAATTAACAGGTCAAGATTTATTACAAATGATAAACCAAGGATTCAATCCTTTAAAGTATATTTCTGAACAAACTGGAGAAAGTATGGCTAGTTTAAAAGAAAGAATGTCAGAGGGTGGAATTTCAGCAAAAGAAGTAGCAGGTGCTTTTGAATATGCCACTTCTAAAGGGCAACCATTCTATCAAGGAATGGAAAATGGAGCAAAGACTGTTAGTGGTAGAATATCGACATTAAAAGATAATTTTATGATATTAACAGGAAAACTAACAGAAGGTTTACTACCTGTTTTTGAAAAAGTAGTTAATAAAGCTATAGAATTAACTGAAAAATTTTCCAATATGGATAAAGAACAAAGAAATCAGATTCTTAAATGGGCTGGAATAGTTGCAGCTATAGGACCTGTATTGATGATCTTTGGAAAATTAGTAAGTGGGTTTGGTTCAATTATATCAATAATAGGAAAAGTCAAAGGTGCTGGAGGTATAGCAGGATTAATAACTAAATTTGGTGGACTTGCTGCAGCAGTAGGACCAACTATAGGTATTATTGCAGGTGTAGTAGCTGCAATAGGGATATTAGTTCATGTGTTAGGTGGACCAAAAGAGGCACTAGAAAAATTAAAAAATGCTTTTGAAAAAGTAAAAGAAGTAATTACAACATTTTTAGAAAGAATTGATTTTAAAGATAAGTTAGAAGAAATAAAAGAAAAATTTGGTGGACTAGGCGACAAGTTAAAAGGACTAGGAGATTTATTTAAAGTTATAGGTTCTGTAGCAGGAGCTATATTAGTTCCTACATTAGCTGTGTTATCAGGGGCTTTTAATGGTGTATTAGTCATCATTGGACCTTTGATAGATATAGTTGGTGGAGTTATAGATATTTTAGCAGGTTTAGGTTCATTTATTGTTGGTATATTTACTGGTGATTTGGAAAAAGCTGGAAAAGCAGTAGAAAAAATTATCAAAGGAATTGAAAGTGTATTTGGTGGTTTATGGGATGCTGTAGTTGGATTTTTAGTTGGCTTTGTTGAAGGAGTTATTGAATTTTTTGTCAGCCTTTGGGATACATTAGTTGGACATTCTATAGTACCTGATACTATTAATTCAATTATAGATTGGTTCAAAGAGTTATTAGGAAAACCATTAGAATTTGTTAAAAACATGAAAGACAAAGTTGTTAATTTCTTTGGAGATTTAAAAGATAAAGCTGTTAATAAAGCAAAAGATTTATACAATGGAGCAAAAGAAAAATTTAGTTCCATGAAAACAGCAGTAGTAGATAAAGCAAAAGAATTAAAAGATGGAGCAGTAAACAAATTCAATGAATTAAAGGATAAAGCAAGTGAAAAAGTAACATCTTTCAAAAATAGGGTTGTTGATGGATTTAAGACACTAACTACTAATCCAAAACAAGCAGTAGAAAATATGAAAACAAATGTTACAAATGCTTTCCAAAAAATGAATGATGCTTCAGGTGGAAAATTAGGAAATTTAGTAAATAGTGTTAAGAATAAATTTGATTCTGTAAAAAATAATATTTCTAATAAGATGACTAGTGCAAAAAACAAAGTGTCTGATATTTTCCAATCAATGAATAGTGCAACTGGTGGAAAATTAGGAAGTTTAGTTTCAACTGTATCTAGCAAATTTACTAGTGTTTATAACAAAGTCAAAGAAAAAATGAATAGTGCAAAAGAAAAAGTAACAAGCATTATTAGTAGTATGACTTCAGCATTTAAGAAATTTGCACCTAAACTTAAAATGCCACATATCAAAATAACTGGTGATTGGGATTTAAAGAAATTAAAATTCCCTAAATTTAGTGTAGATTGGTATGACAAGGCTATGGATTCAGGAATGATTTTAAATGAACCAACTATATTTGGTATTAATAATAAAGGCCAATTCATGGGTGGTGGTGAAACAGGTTCTGAAACCATTGTAGGAACAAACTCATTAATGGGAATGATCCAACAATCAGTTTATAGTCAAAATTTAGGTTTAGCATCTGAAATAAGAGCAATCAGAGAACTATTAGCTGAAATTCTACCATTATTATTAAATAGACAATTATGTTTAGATAGTGGTGAATTAGTAGGAGCTTTGGTTGGTCCTATGGATAAGGCTTTAGGTGATAAGTCAAAAGATAAAAGGAGGGGAAGATAGATGAATAGTGTTAAATTTGGTGATAAAGATTCTTTGAAAGATTGGGGCTTAATACTAAATCCAAAATCTAGGCCTCTTCCTTCTCCTAAAACTAATTACATAAGCATTGAAGGTAGAGATGGAGATTTAGATTTAACAACTTCATTGACTGGTGATGTTAAATATAAAGATATTAATTATACAATGGGATTTACTTTACTAGATAAAAGAGAAGATTGGGAAACTAAATTATATGAAATATCAACATATTTACATGGAAAGAAAATGAAAGTTATTTTTAGTGATGATCCTGATTGGTATTATGTAGGTAGAATGGCTTTAAATGAGTTAACAAGTGATAGAAATATAGGTAATATTCAAATTGATTGTATTTTTGAACCATATAAATTAAAAGTACAAGAAACAATCATAAATGAACCTATTGAAGCAGGAAAAGTAATAACATTATCTAATAGTAGAAAGTGGGTTATGCCTACTTTCAATTATATTCCAACAAATATTGTAGATTTTAGTGATGGAGAATGTTCAAGTGGTGTTAGTTCAACTTTTGAAAATGATGTATTGACGCTTACTGGTGATGGAGCAAATAAATATCAACATTATTCAGTTGATGTGACTGAATTTGTAAAAAACAATCCTAACAAACATTTATATTTTAGTTTTGAAAACATAGAAGCAATTAATATAATAGATGGTACATTGGTACAATTAAATGTTAAAACAGATGGAAAATATAATTATACTCACATGGTTATGAATAATCAAAATAGATATGGATATATTATTCCAAATGATACAAGTAAAATTACAGCTGCAACAATAGCTCTTTATACAACAAATTCAAGTAGTAGTTCAAATGCAAATACTGTATATTTTACTAAACCAATGCTACAAGTAGGAAATCAACAAAAAGAATATGAACCACATATAGATAGTGCTAGTTTTATTATTGATAATAAACAATATACTTTTGATAATGTTTTGAAAACACCTGATATTATTTTAAAAGAAAATAATACTGAGATAACTCTAGCAAGTAATAGTGGAAATATTGAAATATCATATAGGGAGGGTAAATTATAATGTACAGAGTTTATTGGGATACAGAATTTTTACATGATTTATCTATTCCTGAAGAATATGGCTACTATTTAAAAAATCCTACTTTAAAAGAGGAAGTTAATAAAATAGCAGAATTAAATTTTGATATTTATCCTACACATCCTACTTTTGATAATTTAGAAAAGTTAGTACCAAATATCATAGTTAAAAAGAACAATAAGATTATTTTTAAAGGTAGAATAATAAAAGAAAAACAAAATATGGACAATAGTAAGCAAGTGACGTGTGAAAGCGTACTTGCTTTTCTATTTGATAGTGTTCAAAGACCTTTTCAATTTCAAGGAAGTCCTGAAGAATTATTTGCTCAATTTATTAATAATCACAATTCACAAGTAGAGGAATATAAACGATTTAAAATTGGGAAAACAACAGGTGCTAATTTAGATAATAACGAGTACATCAATAGAAGTAGTGAAAGTTATTTAGATACTTGGGAAGCTATCGAAACAAGACTTTTAAATATTGGTGGTTATTTATTAGTTAGATATGAAGAAGATGGAAATTATATTGATTGGGTAGATGATTTTACTGATGGTGATTCAAAAATTGCTTCAGCTCAAACTATTGAATTTGGAGAAAATTTAATTGATATAACAGTTGAAAATGATGGTACTGAAGTTTATTCGGTAATTATTCCTTTAGGAGTTCAAATAGAACATGAAGACGGAACTAAAACAAGATTAACTATTGAAAGTGTTAATGATGGACTAGATTATTTAGTTAATGAGGACGCACTTAATAAATATGGATGGATTGTAGCTCCTATTGAACAGACTACTTGGGATGATGTAACAGTTGCTAGTAATTTAAAAACAAAAGCAGAAAAGTTATTAAATTTAGAAGGTGTATTTTTTAAAAGTAGATTAGAGTTAAAAGCGGTTGATTTGAATGTAGTAGATGGAAGTATTGATAGTTTTGAAATGGGTGAGTATATAAAATGTCAAAGTACTCCGCATAATTTATCAAAATTATATTTACTAACAAAAAAAGAAACTCCCTTATGCAATCCTGAAAATATGCAAATTACTTTGACATTTTATA